AGCGGGTTACATTGAACTATGGATTTGGTAAGATAGGAGTAATAGACAATGGCTATGCTCCCAATCAAGGATTTAGGAAGCGTTGGTGTTATCACTGATGTCGCACCCTACAACCTACCGCTGAACGCTTACTCAACCGGCATCAATGTACGTTTTGATGAAGGCAAGGTAAGCCGGTCTCCAATCTTTAGAAACATCAAGGACAACCTCGGCTATAGCCCACGGTTTGCCTACGGTATCGTTCCTAATAACAACTTTGATTCTGCACTGGTTGTCTCAGATGATTGGTACATTGGAGAATACTCAAACGGTATTATCAATAACCGTTCTGGTTCCATCACAGGATCAAGTGACCCCCGCCCATTCACAGGTACAAGCCTAGCCAACGTCACCTACATCAATCGTCCTGACCGTGTACCAGTGTACCGTGGGCCGTCTGGTGTAAACTTCGCTAACCTACCTAACTGGACAAGTAACTGGCGTTGTAACTCTTTGCGTAGTTTTGGTGACTTTCTGCTTGGCTTAAATATGAGCGAAGGCTCTACCTCTTATCCAGTGCGTGTCAGGTGGTCGAATATCACGACAGCCAACAATGTCCCAGATAGCTGGGATGAAACAGACACCACCAAGTCTGCTGGCTTCAACGATCTAGTCCAAATCAAAACCGAAATCATAGACGGTGCGCCTTTAGGATCTAACTTTATCATCTATTCAAATGACCAAGTTTGGTTGATGGAATATGTCGGTGGAACCTTCATCTTCAACTTCCGTCAGCTATTTGTAGACGCTGGTATCATGAGCCAGAACTGCGTAGTGCAGATCGAGGGCAAGCATTACTGCTTTGGGCCATTCGACATCTACGTTCACGATGGAACCTCAAAGCAAAGCATCTGCGATGAGCGTGTCAAAGACTTTATCTTTGGAAGCCTCAATAACCAAGCATCAGACGTTTGCTTCGTTCACCACAACCCAACCCTGAACGAAGTTATGTTCTGCTACCAATCAGGCGATCAGTATGTCGCATTTCCTAACGCTAACCGTTGTAATAGGGCAGCTGTCTATAACTACAGAAATGACACTTGGGCCTTCATGGACTTACCAAATGTCAGCGCAGGGGCAGTTGCGAATGTTGATTCCGTTGCGACCTACGCAACCAGTACCACCACATATGCCTTAACAGGTGGAACCTATTATCAGCAATCTGACAGCTTTGATAAGCACTCACTTATGGTAGGCGAAACCCTAACAACCGATGGTCTTACTAGCGACAAGCTGTACGGCCTTGATTTGGCAGATGAGGGGCAGATTGCTTTCCAATTAGACACTGAAGCCACTAAGCCAATTCTACTAGAACGAACTGGTATTGACTTAGATGAGGCCGGGCTAGGCGCTAATCAGTATGTCGTCTGTACACGGATATACCCGCAAGCAGATACACTGAACACGGCAGACACTACCTTAACCTTTGAATTTGGAGCGTCTGACATCCCAAGATCAACGCCAACTTATAGCTCAAACCAAAACTTCGATATGGCAACTGATCATAAGATTGATAGCAGAGCAGCTGGTCGATATTTGTCTTACAAGGTTTCATTCACAGACACCAAAGACTTTGAATTATCCAACTTCGACCTAGAGGTCACAGCAACTGGGAGGCGTTAGTAATGGCTCTCAGTGATAAAACCAATGTCCTAGTTAAGCCCTACACTCGAACACAGTATCCAGTTTTGGACGAAGGCATCAGACGTTACTTTCAAGACGAACTTCAACGTATTGAAATCGCTATAAGTACGCTAGCACAAGCTGCAATACAAGTAGCCGAAGATCCACCTGAAAACCCAATCAAAGGAATGGTTCGATATGCCGTGGCACCGTGGAATCCGGGCAGCGGTGATGGCCTGTATGTCTACAACGGTACGGCATGGGTGGCTGTCTGACGATGAACAAATATAACAACATTAAGGAATTAACGATATGGTATGGGGTGCAATAGGCGCGATTGGCGGCGCATTAATCGGCGCGAAATCAGCCAAAGCTGACCGTAACGCTCAACGCTACTCAGATGAGCTTAACGCTCGAGGCTACACTGACGCACGAGACTACATCAAACGTGGTTACAGAGGTGGTGAAGACGCCCTAAACGATGCTCTAGCTAAAGGCTACTACGGTGGTGACACATATGCTGGACTGAACGATCGACAGCGTTTTGGTCTAGATAGCCAATACAATTTTGGCAGGTCCAATTTTGGTGCTGGTAATAATATGATGAACACTGCCAGCGGTTTTTCAGGCAACTACGCTGACTTATACAACCGTGCAAACGCCACGAATACGAATAATGCAGCCAGGGACCTGTATAACGATGCAGCTGGTAACAATATGTATTCCAACCAAGCTAATGACATCTACAATAGAGCAACTGGTGGTTTTTACGATCAAGAAGCCCGCGATCTTTATAATGCAGCTGGTCAAGACAGCATGGGCAACGCCCAAAATTACGCCCTAAATAACTCGCGTCCTTTAGTTGACGCAGCAATGAGAGGGGCAAACAGGAACCTAAATGAGGTTCAATTACCCGGCCTTAACAACGCAGCATCAGGTACAGGCAACACCAATAACTCAAGAGCGGGCGTGACTGAAGCTATTCTGCGAGACAGAAACTCTGAACTAGAAGCCGCCACAACGGCTCAAATAAACGATAGCTTAATGGGACGCTCACTGTCTCAAGGCAATCAAGACTTCAGTAATAGAATGAACGCCCTCGGTGGTATGAAATCAGGTTCCATGAACCAAATTAACGCCATGAGAGGAGGGTTGTCTGATCTCCGAGCTGGCGATCAATCACGTTTTAACAATATGTACACCGGCTTCGGTGCGATGAACACAGCCAACAACAATACCTTCAACAATATGATGGCAGCTAATCGCGGATTGGCAGCGACATACGGCATTGGAATGGATACTGCAAATTCTGGTATCACAGGGATGTTAGGCTCAGGTTCCGCAGATCAAATTGACGCACAGAACCGCCTTGATGCAGACCGACAAAGGTTTGAGGGTGATCGTGACTTTGCGTCAAATCAGTACGGAAACTTTATGTCCGGCATCTTAGGCCGTGCGCCAATGTCACCACCAGGTCAAAGCCCTAATTACAACAACCCAACTATGGGCGGGTTGACTGGCGCAATGGCTGGGTTTGGCTTTGGAAACAAATACGGTCAGCAGATAGGTAATTTCTTTGGTGGTTTAGGCACTAACCCCCCAGCGCAGCGTCCAGGGGCAACATATTGGCCTTCTGGACCTGGCTATGACCCAAGTTTCTAAAGGTAGGTGAAAAATGAGTAACTCAATTAACCCTGCCAATCAAAGTATGTACGATCGCATTGTTGGTAGCATCCTAAGTACAGCCCAAAATGCCGGTCGATACTATAGAAACACACCATCAAATGAACGCGGCGTACTTGATTTCATCGAGAAAAACCATGACGGAAGCTTGGCGCAAGCAGGTGACCCAGTTCAGGTACCTCAATCTCAGTATCGTTCACTAAACAACGGTAACCGCATCACAGGTGGGCCGATGATGCCAACTGATGGTAATGATCCCAGTCTTCGCAATCCTCAGATTGACCCAGAAGTAGTGACTGACGGTTCAGTCATCGAAAACTATCTTTTGAACAACAATCTAGCGATGAAAACGCAGCCAATTTTGGAAAACACAGCTGAACCAGCGTCAAACCAAGGGATTTTGGCTAACCCAATACCACAAACAGGCAACCGGCGTGACCAAACGCCAATGTCATTCAAGCCTCAAACTATAGACAACAACGAAATGCTTATTCGCATGGGCTTGGCTGGTCTTGGCGCAAACAGTCAAGGCGCAACAGTATCACTAGGTGCTATGGGTGACATGTACGGCGCAATTCAGGACACCAATCGTTCTGCGTTAAACAGTTACAACCTTGCAATGCAGAAAGCCGAAGCAAAAGCTAAAGGCAAAGAAAAGAAACAAGGCGATGCCGGTAACTTATACGGCTCAATTGTAGTCAATGACGCAATCGACCGTGGCCTACCTATGATCAACAAGTTGACAGCAGGATTTGGTGGTTCGCTTCTTTCCAAGATACCCGGTACAGACGCAACTGACCTGACCAAGTTAATTGATAGCGTGAAAGCCAATGCTGGCTTTGACAAGTTACAAGCAATGCGCGAAGCATCTCCAACAGGTGGTGCATTAGGCCAAGTGTCTGACAAAGAGATCAGGTTCCTGCAATCTGTGTTTGGATCGCTCGATCAAGATCAGTCACCAGAGCAATTAAAGTACAACCTTGAGTTATTCCGTTATGTCTACAACTCGATGATCCACGGCGAGGGTAACCACCCTTATTCACCACCAGCTGGTGCGGACGCCATGATCAATCAAATGCGAGGCGTTATAGGTGGCGGGTCTTCATCAATCCAACCAGCCGCAGCCGGAAACCTGTCCGCAGCCGATGCGATTGTAGGCATTAACTAACACCAAAAATCATGAGGTCATAATATGGCAGATAGGCTTTCAGCCTACGCTGATTGGCTCGTTGCGAACCAAAACAAGCAAGGCACACCTGAGTTTGAGACTGTAGCAAATAGCTACAAGCAGCTCAGATCACAGGGTACTACTGCCCCTCAAGCAGCTCCAGACGACAGTTTAACTACAGGAATGGCAAATAGCGCACTCCGCATGGCGGGTGGTGCAACAGACTTCCTTCCGACTGTTACCAAAGCAATTACAGGTTATGAAAACCCACGCATCCAGATACCGGAAGACCCAGACGGCCTGTTTGGTTACGGTATGCCCCGCTTTGTCGATGCATCCGACCCACGCCTCGAAGGCGCAACCAATCCACTGGGCTTTGAAGGTAACGAGTTTGAGAAGGCAGCTGATGCAATCTATGCAAAGCAGAAATCGCTTAACTATCAGCCGAAAGTGCCGTGGGAACAGGTAAAGGCTGATCCATCAGCCGCTAATGTTCTTGGTTTCATGGGCGAAGCTGCTGTTACATCACTGCCTGACATGGCAGCTGCTATGATCAACGCACCATTGTATTTCACAACCTACGTTGCTCCAATTGCAAAGAAACGTGCTGAAAATGACGGACGCACCCAAGTTACTCCAGCTGACTTGTCTTACGCAGCCGCAGCATCTGCCGGTATCGCAACAGCAGAACGCTTTGGCGCAAAAGGCATATTCAGTAAAGGTACTGGCAATGTTGTCACCCGGCCTCTAAAGGCTGGCGGCAAAGAGGCTGTAACCGAATCAATCCAAAACCCACTTGAATATGCCGCTGAAACTGTAAACACACAAGCTGGCTTCAATCCAAATGTAGCATTAGACCAAGCAGCAGCTGGTTTTGTTGGTGGTGCTGGTGCTGGTACAGGCATCAGAGGAACGCTCGATGCAACTAGCGCAGTCGTAAATGCAGTCGGCCCAAATGATACGCCAACAGACCAAGAGGCAGCAGCTGACTTGGCTGAACGCCTACAAGGCATCATTGTAGCCAACAACCTTAACGTCAAAGACATCAAAAAGAAGTCAACCAAAGGCGCACGAGAAGCCGTAGACAAAGCACATATCCAGATTGCTGAAGAAATGAAGCAGCTGCGTAAGGATTTGAAGAAACTCCTTAACGTAGAAAAGCTAGATGAAATAGATACTGTCGTAGACAAAGTGTCAGCTGAAGCTGGCGCAAGACAGGCTAGAAACAAAACCAAAAGCACAGTCGGTCAACAAGAGTTTGACGCAACTGAACGCTTGGTCGGAAACACATTAGAAGGTCAGCAGCTGCTAAAGCTGTATCGGCAGTCTAACGAGTTAACCGAACTGCATAATCAAGGCTATATTGGCGGTTTGTCCCAGTTTACAGACCAAGTATCACCATTTTCGTCACAAGTCGGGTACGCACCCGGCTCCGCAGCCGAATTACCCACCAGACTTTTGGGTACAGCTGCTGGTTTATCGCTTAACCCTGCTTACACAGCCGCACAAGTCGGCGCAGTAGGCGCTGGAAGAGCCGTAGACGCCCTGACAGGACGCAGAAGCGTAGTTCGTAAGTATTTACAGCAGAACGCTGGCAAGCAAGGCGTAGCTGTCGATCCTGATGCACCTTCGCTTCGTGCAACCGCAATCCAAGATGACGAAACACGGAAAGCTGAAGAACAAGCACTTCGTGAACTTATGCTTGAGCGTGACAACCCGCCAAAGGGTGATCCAAACGATCCAAAGCCATCGCCAGAATATCGGATGCAGTCAATCACTGGTCTAAACAGGCAAGACGTAGACAAGGCGTTGGACATAATCGAGAAAGAAGTGCCACTGCTTAAGTCAGCCGTTAAAGGTTACCGAAAGATGTTAAGAGAAGGTACACAAGTGCCAAACCTAAACTTCTTAATACAAGAGGTAAGAGGCACCATTAATCGTAACCCTGACAAATTTCCAAACCGGACTGCACCAACTGTAACATCTGTCTTTACAGGCGAGACACCCGGCTATCGCCGTGGCATCGAAGCCAACAGACAGAAGATCGAGAACATCAAGCGTGATGTGAACGCTGATCCAAATCTAAATCAGGACGACAAAGAAATCATCTTTGATGCCCTCGATGACATGGGCGGCAACCTCGGCCTTGACCCTCGCAGGACAGCGACAGGCATCTTGGATGCAGCTGTTGAGGTTTCAACTGACAAAATTGCAGTAGCTGATTATCTCAACGACTATGTCAAAAGAGTGGACAGGCAGCAGAAACAGTCAGCGGCAAAAGCCAAATCAGAAGAGCGTCCAAAGGCTCGTATTCATGGTTTGCCAGAGCAAGACGACATTGAAGGTTTCGTTGATCTACGTTTACCCGAAGAAGCACCACCAAAGCGGAAGCACCGTGAAATTGGTGAAGAATTGATGAGGGAACAACGTCAGCGTTTTGGTCGTGATCTCGATCCTTACAACGATGGTGGCGACTTTGAGACTGTTGCAGCTGAAATGACCAAAGAGGCGCAGTTTCAGTCTGACAAGACACCCGATGCAGCGCATTGGTATGACAATGACATTCGTGAAGCACTTGCAACAACCGCTGAAGTGTTACCAGAAATCAACGAGACACCTGATCACAGGCAGCTGTTTCTTCTACTGGCTGCTCTTACCTCAGTGGGACAAAAACCGAAACTCAACTGGCGTTATGCTGGCTCATTAGCCATGCATTACTACAGGTCAGGTGAGTTAGGTGAAATAGGTCAGATTTACTCTGACAAGCGGAAACGCTTTGAGGAACGCCTTGTCAATCCAGTCACAGGCAAACTGCTAGGTCAAAAAGCTGGTTCAATCGAGCCGGGTCTTTATATCCTTCGCCATATGCTGAACACTCGTGGCCTGAATGAAACCATCAGCTGGTTAAACAGCGCAAAGACCAAAGCCGAAATTGACGCAATGCGTAAAGAGGCTGGTTATGGGCCGCAAGGCAAGATCAAAGGCGGTATGAAGGCTGTCGTTCCTGCCATTCAGATGTTTGGGCCAAAAGTCGGCCCTTTCTACATGAACCTAAACGGTATCCATGAAGTCACAGTTGATTTGTGGGCCAGTAGAACAGTCAGGCGACACACTGGTGGTCTGTTAGCTGATCCAAAGCTGGAAGGCTCTGGATTGGTTGATGCACCAACTGAATTAGAACGCCCAACAATGAAAGATTTGTTTACCAGAGTAGGTGAAAACCTTGGGGTGACACCACAGTCTGCACAGGCTATACTTTGGGCATACGAACAGGAGCTATACAATGACCTTGGAGCGAACCTCATCTACGAAAAGTTCTCCGAAGGCGCAGAAGCCTTCAGAGAAACAGAAGCCGTGGCATATGCGGATCGAAACGCAAGAATTGCTTCAGGGCAAGCTGGAAGCGGAACGAATGATGCACAAGAGGCAATCGACCTTAACCAGCAGTTCGACCCAAGACGACCTGATCTTGGATTACAAGTAGCCGCTGGCTCTCGCCCTGCATCCCCAGAAGAAGTACGAGACGTAAAACCAACCACAGACGCTATGTTTGAGGTTGGCAAACCCGGTTCGCAATTTGAAAATGGGATACCAGACTTAGAGACAGCTACAAAACTAGCCGAAGCGTTAGGATTTGCACTTCACATTGCATCTAATAAAAATGACCTTGCTCGTGTTTTTGGCAAGGCTTCAATGGGCAGTGCTGGCTTCCATACTGGTGGTGCAAAATCGGCTCGCAACCCATCGAAGACTGTTAGGGATACGCTTACTGGCAGAGATGTTAGGACATCCATTGGTGTGCTTGGCGAATACAAAAACCCACGCAACCCAGAAGAAAGTGTTACCCCGCTTGAAGCGTTGTTTGTTGCACTGCACGAAATTGGTCACGGCATCGAAGGTGGTTTTATACCCGGATTAAAAGGCAGGGAACCGAAAAAACGATCTTTCTATAATCGTTTATCAGATGGTGCTTTGACAGACAGTGACAGACTTTACGAAGACACCTTCAGAGATGCTATCGCTCAGTTAATGGATGCAGCATCTGGGTTTCTTCCTGCCAACCAACGACCAGAAACATTTGTGGGGTCAGGTGAAGCCCAATCAATTTTGAATGAAATCGTCAGGCAGCAAAGCCAAGGCATTTTGAATGAAAGTGCAACGCCAGTTCGACCAACCTATAGTCGATATGGACAAGCAATTCTTGAGGCAGAGGGTAAGGGTGACACTGGTCGAGCAAACCAAATCGCAGGAAGACTTCAAAAGTTAGAGAATGAGTATTTCCAGACACCACATGAGTTGGCAGCTGATTTGATCGGCTTGTATTTACTTAATCCAAAGAAAGCCAAAGCAGAAATGCCACAAGCAACAAAGCTGGTGAGAGACATTCTAAACAAAAGTGATGTCGTGCAATTTTATTCAATGCCGCTAGCCGCAATGGTTGCAGCAATCTTTGCCAATATGCTTCTAGCTGAAGGTGAAGAAGAAGACCGCAAAGGCATCCTTGCCCAGCAAACAATCTAAATAGGAGACACACTGTGAAAATCACAGCCTTTGACCTCGTGCGTATGGCGCATGAAGTCGAGCGTGTCTCTGCATCAAAAATCCCAGATGAGCAGAAAATCCTAGTGCTTCAAGATTTGCGTAATGCAGTTCCAGAGCCAGTTTTCTGTCCGTCTGGGCTTGCGACCAGAGATTACGTTTTACAGACAATAGAAGGAGCATTGAATGGGTGCGCCAAAGAAACCAAGAGCCAAATCCCCATCAAAAAAGGGACAAGGGCCAGCCCCGCACAAAGCCCCGAAGAAGAACTACTTCGCAACTCTGATGGAAACGGAAGAGGGCAGAGCATTACGCCGGAAGTGGTCAACAAAACCACGCAAAAACCCCGGAAGACCAAGAGGAGTGCCTGATGGGTACAGGAAAGAAACAATCGAGCCAATACGGTCAAAAGTCAAAACCGAAGCCCGGAAGGTAGTAGAAATCATGGCAGAACAATTCAATATTGAAGATGAGTACGCCAAGACTGCGCTAGAAACAGCAGTCGAGGTAATGAAGACGCCCGGTGAAAATAGAGAGCGAGTAGCCGCAGCACGTCTTGTACTGGACTTCACCAAATCAAAGCCATCAGCGAAAAGCGAAGTAAGCATCAGCAAGGCTGAAGACTTCCTAGCTAGCTTGATGATTCCAGATGATGAGGACGATGGATAGCAAACTTAGAGCAGTTAGAAAAAGACTGCTAACTGACTTTCCATTTTACGCTAAAGCCTCTCTTAAAATACGCACAAAAGCTGGTGAAATCGCTAATCTAAAGCTAAACCCAGCACAGAAGATACTTCAGGAAGCTGTTGATAAACAGATGAAATCTGAAGGCAAAATAAGGGTCATTATCCTGAAAGCCAGACAACAAGGTTTGTCTACTTACACTGGTGGTTATCTTTACTTTTCAGTGTCCCAACAACCAGCCCGAAAAGCTATGGTTATCACGCATCACGCAGATAGCACTCGTGCGCTGTTTGATATGACCAAAAGGTTTCACGACAATTGCCCTGAAATCCTCAAACCACATACCAAATACAGTTCCAGACGCGAACTTAGCTTTGATGTCCTAGACAGCAGCTACGTTGTGGCTACAGCTGGCGGTGAAGCAGTTGGACGCGGGGAGACTTTTTCGCACTGTCATGCTTCCGAATTGGCCTTCTGGCCTAAGTCTACAGCAGAAGAAATCTGGAATGGATTATCTCAGGCAGTACCTAACGCTAAAGGCACAGCTATTTTCATTGAAAGTACAGCCAATGGTGTCTCAGGCATCTTTTATGACCTCTGGAAAGGGGCTGTAGCCGGTGAAAACGGTTATGTACCAGTCTTTATTCCTTGGTTTACTGACCCGGA